TGGCTGCCAATGCCTTCGTGATACGAAATCAGCCGGACATAGCCGACCATGAGCGCAATGCCGAGCGCGACGATGCCGGCGATCTGCGCGGCGAATCGATACGGCGCCGGGATCAGGTCGAGCGGGTTCATGCGACCTCCGAATAGCGCACGCCGTCAAACACCAGCGCCTGGTGACGCGGGTTGTCGGATATGGCGAAGTGAATCCAGGTGCCACGCTCGGCAATGAGCTGGTCGTACACGATGCCGCTCATGCGCAGCGCTTCGAAAACATCGATCACCTTGCCGTAGCTCGGGCAGATGAAGTCGGCCGCCAGCCCGGTCAGGTGCGCGGATTTCCGGGCGCCACCGACGCCCTTATTGACACCGGGCGAGCGGTAGCCACTGCGGATGATGACCGGCCGGCCAAGCCAGGCGCGCACCTTTTCAAGGGCGATGGCGAGGCGGTGTAGATTGGCCAGCGCCGCCGGGCCGGGCGTGTTGTCGATCTCCATGTGGGCGGCAAACTCGCTTATCGTGAGTTCGGCCAGGGAGAAGTTCGGCGAGAGCATCATGGTCGTTACTCCGTGTCGTCCTGCCGTGTTTGCCGACGGTGACGCTGTTTTGATACGTCCCATGCACCGGCAACCGCAAGGACGATCATGATGACGAGTAAGGCCAGGGTGTTGATCAGGGCGGTTTCCATCAGCCGGCCCTCCCGGCGATGGCGCGCTGGAATAGCCGCTCGAGGCCGGATGCGCCAAGGCTGGCCAGGCTGGCAGCAATGCCGATCTGGCCCAGCAGCGGCAAGTCAGGCACCCAGACAAGCACGGCGCCGGCCGCCATGCCGAGGCCGCCCGTGGAAAGCGAGCGGCCAAGGATGATGCGCCAGGTGAGCACCTCCTGACTGGCGAGCAGTTGCCCGAGGCCGATGGTGATGCCGACCAGCGAAAACAGGGCGGCGTTGGCGATCTGGGCGAGGAATCCGGCGATTTTTTCTGGCATTTTGGTCCTTTCGTCAGACGTCCGCAGTAGCACGCACGATATTGGTGCCGTCGGCATACACGATGGCGCGCTTGCCGGCGGCAACGGTGATGCCGGTGCCGCTGGCGCCGATGAACTGCAGGCCAAAGCCGCCGGCAGTGTTGTTGAATACCGTCCATTGGCGCGGCTTGATCGGCAGGAGGATGTTTCGCGCAGCGGTTAGCGTGCCGGTGAATTCGAGAATCTGATTGCGAACTTCGGCGAACCCGAGTGTGGTATTGGCGTCGGCCATCGCTTTTGCCAATCGGCCTGTCACATCGGGGACTGCAAGGCGGTGGTCGGTGTAGCTGGTCACCGTGGCGGAGCCGGTGACGACCGTGTAGAGGGGTGTTCGGCCGACGGTGAATCCCGTCGTGTTGAACGACACGGCGCCGGTCGTCGGCTCGGCTTCGACATAGTTTGTTGTGCTGGCCGTCAGGGTTAGCGTGGCATTGGCGATCTGGGTCAGAACGCCATCCGCCAGCACGTTTCCGCCGTAATAGCCCCAGGTCAAGCCCGAGGTGGTGGATTGCCGGCGGCCGTACAGGCTGGCAGGGCTCAGGGCGTCAAACATGGCGTTGACGGTGATTTCCTTGCCAGCTTGGCTTTGAACCAGGGCGTCGAAAGTGATGGTAGCGTTGCTCATGGATTACCTCGTGATGCTGGTGGTCAGCGGATTGCCGCGCCCCACATTGGCCGATAGCTGATAGACCTTGACGTACAAGGTCGCCTGGTTGCTGCCGAAGTCAGCGACCTGCTGGGCGCTGGTATAGATGGCGCTGGCTGTTGTCAAGCCGGTTATCGTGCGCTTGAGCGTGGTGTAGCTGGCGCTGGCATAGATTTCAATCTCATAGGCTTCGCTGGCCTCGCCCAGCGGGGCATCGACATAGGCACGCCATTCGCCACCAACCCGAGTGCGGCGTAGCCATTCCAGCGTCCAGTCGTTGCTGGATGGGTTGCGATTTCCATTCAGCCAGACAGGCGATAGGCATTCCTGATTGACACCGACATAGGCGGTATTGATGGCGCGGGTATCAGCCAGCAGGCTACCGGCAGTCACGGCTTTATAGTTTGCAGTAATACCAAGGCTGCTTTGAGGCAGCGGCATGAACTGCACCGACTGGCTATTGAGCATCACCAGCCGATCATTGGCTTGGTGGTTTGCCATGTTTGACTCGCTGCCCATCCGGCCACGCAGCAGGTCGATCAGCGCAAAACTGCCATCCGGCAATAGCGATGCTGTTTTTGCGCCAATGATTTCCCAGCGCCCGGGAGCCCCATAGGCGAAATGGTTCGAACCATTCAGTAATTGGGCTTCGCCGACCGAGGAAATGAAGGATTCACCATAGAGGCGAACAACCAGACGACTGGCGCTATCGATCATCCGGTGATCGGCCGGAGCACCGATGGCGCTTGATACCAGACCGATCGTGGCGGGCACGACGAAGGTATTGGATGGCGACCATGTTACGCCAGCATCCTGCGAACGGAACAGGGTTGCACCAGTCCAGCCCGATGAATAGCCACACATCGCGACAATCATGCCGGATGAATCGTAACCATCAAGCAACGTGGGGATATCGAGCAATTCCAGATGCGTGCTGCCTGGGATGGCAATTTTAGAGGCCGGCTCCATACCGGGAACACCCGTCGCTACACTGCTATAAATAGCGCCGTGCGGCTTGGCATCGCATTCAAGGCGACCATCGGGAAGGTACTGGATTCGAACGAGACGTAGAGCGAATTGTTCGGCGCCGGTATCGACATCGATAATGTCGCCAGGCTCGAGGGCGCGATAGGTTGGCGGCAACGTGAATGAAAAATCACGACGCTCCAGCCAGTACAGGTATAGCAATGTTTCAGCAACCCGGGCGGCGTCGGCTGAACCCATGACGATCGCCAGCTCTATCCGCTGCTCGTTGATTGCTTCGATGTTCAAGCGTTCGGCGTATTGCTCGCCGATATCGTACTCGCGGGCAATATCAAAATGCGTCACGATCACCCGAGAGGCCAGCTGACTATCCATCTCGCGGCTTTGGGTCATTATCGCCGCCGTCTTGTCAGTGATGTTTCGGGCGCCCAGGTCGATTGATGGAACGCTGGCGACGCTGCTTAGCCCCAGTCGACGGCGGAAGGTAATCTGATAGCCCGACTGGATGACATCGAATGGCCATGCACCCTGCAGCGGGTCGATGGCTGCACGAATTGCGCCAAGCGATGAAATACGATAACCCAGCACGGTGTCAGCCAAACTGGCCGCATTGATGTCCACCGATGTAAGCAACGATGAACGAAGGCACTCTGCCTCGACCACATCGGACAGCAAAGGGTAGGACTGCGACAAAAGGCCACGGGTATAAATGCACAAGCGCTTGCCATACACGACGGTAATGACATCGTTTTCAACATAGACTGATGGCCAGGTATAGGTATTGATATCCAGGGTTTCGTAGAGATCAACCACCATGACGCCAGTGGCATCGAATTCCCAGATACGGATCTTGGTGACCAGAAATTCGTGAACGATGGTGACGACGATGCCACGCGAGGAATCATAGGCGGTGGCCGCCTGTGATATTCCAAGCGGCGCCCGTGAATAGCCGAATGAATACTGGCTGACCGATTCGTTGATAGCCCCCGAATCAAGTACCCTTCCCGTCCCGTCGATCCGCGTCCAGACAGCCGCCGTGTGAGATATCCCCGGCGTATTTACGCCAACGTCTCCAGAGATCACCAGAACAGATTTTTTATCATTGGCGACAATGACGCCCAAAACCTCACGATTCTGGGGCAGGTTCGCATCAATGGGCCAGGCACCATCCGGATAGGCGCCACGCGCCAGAATGACCCGAGAGGCGGGCATCTTGTTGACTTTTGCCCACCAGATCGGCGCATCGCTCAGGCCGCCATAATCCAGTGGCCCGCAGTGATACCACCACGCCGAATCGAATAATATTTTCGGCATAATCGATGCCTGCTGTGCAGGCCGAGCCCCCAGAAAATGCCCATCGGCACTGATGACGATCTCCAGCATCGTGTCGAGCACATAAACGACCAGCTCGCCATTGGCCGAGACGATATAAGGCTCGCCGACCCCTCCGTCTTGATCCTTGAAATAGGCGCCCGTGTCTGCAATATCGGTGGTTTTTGACCAGGCGGTACGGCTGGCGAACTGCACAACTTCGACTTTGATTTGAGCGCCCTGCAGGCTGTTGCCGTAATCCGTAAGCGGCAGATCATCAAAGACGATGTATGACAAACCGCGAAATGCTGGCGTATTGTCGGCCCCCAGTGCTGCCTGCATGCGCGGATCTGGCATCTGGTCCGGGCTGCCTTCGTAGAATCGGAAATTGAGCCCGGCTTTATTACTGGCCGCAATGGCGGCGATGTCCGATGACCCGGCGTCATAAAAAAGTTTGCTGGAAATCCAGATACGGCGGATAGCGGCAATTGGACCCTCGCCCAGACCCAGGGCAAACGTAGCCGAATAGGAATAGGTCGTTGTCTCTGCCCCACCGCCGCCACCCTTGCCACCGGATGATTGTGTATTGCTGGTTTCACGGAGGGCGTTGTTCTCAATCCAGAAGACGTTTCCGTAGAGCGCACAACTGCCATAGATGCGGGGAACCGGCTCCCCATAGCTAGCCCCCTGCTGCGCCAGATCAGTAAGGCGCGGACCTTGTATTTTTGGGCCTTTGGGTGGATCGATGGCCGCACCAACCATACCGCCCATTGCCGCACCCATTGCAACATAGCCGACGCCACCTGTGAAATAGCCGACGACCGCGCCGACAACGTAGCCTAATGCCTGGCCGGTGCTGCTCATGCGACCACCTGAATAAAACGATGGGCCGATACGATGCGACGCCGCCAGGCCACATCGAGTCGGTGTTCGGCAACTTTGCCGACCCGCTCATAGGCATGAATGATCGTTTCTCCGGTAAAAATTGCGAGGTGCTGCGGCTCTCCTGAAAAGCGCATGAGGAGGATGTCGCCGGCCGAAATTTCGGACAAGCGGACGAACTGGATGGCCGGCTGCTCATGCACGGCGGCTTCCAGCAGGCCATGTGCCGGCGTGCGGGAATATCCGGCCTGATCATCGATCGGAATATTGAGCAATTTCGCCACGACCACAACCAGGCCGGCGCAATCAAGCGCCAGACCGGGCAGACGCCCCTGATGCATGAAGGGCGTATTCAGCTGAGAACGGGCTGCCAGTACGATATCCTGCCCGGTCATTGCGTACCCCGTTCGCCATAAATGGACGATGTGGGCATATTTGGGAAGCCCCCGAAATTGATTACGTTATTGAATTTGTCTCGACACGCGCCCAGGCTTTTCAGACAGCCCGGCGTCATCGTGTAGGTATCTCCGACGGACGGCATGTAATAGAAGGGCTCAAATAGTTCAATCGTGCCATCCGCTTCGTGGCGCCTGACCTCAATAGGCCTGAGTCCGGCATTGACGCCACTGGTAAAGCGCAGGGCACCATAGACAAAATACCCGGCCCCCTCGGTGCGGCTGCCATCACGGACCAGCTGTCGGCTGGTCACGGCAGTCAATACACCGGAAACAGTCAGCGCAGGGAGGCTGATACCACACCCGGCATCCCCCAGGCGATGCCGGCAGGCCGCTGTGTAGGTCATGCCAACCGACTGATTGAGCGCATCGATCAGCCCCATTTCCTCGATCCGATAACTATCATCGGTTAGCGTGGCCTTGCCGAGCAGGCTGGCGACGATGGGCTCATGATCCTCTACCGGATTGAGGTAATCACAGGCAAACAGGTAGGCGCGAGATCCATCAAATACACCGGATGCCAGTCGTTCGCGGGTGACGCCGGCGAAGCCAAGAATGCCTTCGAGATCGATGGCGGATGGCGATAGCGATGCGGCGGACTCGAGGCCGGTAAAATCAAAGCCGCTGCCGGTCTGATAGAGCACCCCGTTTGTCATGAGCAGGTCGGTCGGGTGCTGGGTGACGCGAATGACCAAGCCGCCCGTACAAACGATACGCAGACAATTTGTCGATGTGCCGAAAGGGGAAACGACAGACTTCATGGGTTGATTCTCTCGATCAATTCGACCCCGTCGACGGATCGGTACCCGGGATAATCCATGCCAATGGGCAAAGACGTATTGAATCGCACCGGGAAATCGAACTGATACCCGGCGGTGATCAACTCGCCAGCCTGCGGATTGGTATGCAACGTTCCGCCGCTGACGTAATTGGAGAATCCGGCTGAGTTAATGGAAACAGTTATCGAAAATGGATCTTTAGCAACGACCAGGCCACGCAAACCATTAATCTCAGTCATGCCGACAACGCCGGCCAACACAATGCTGTGTCCAACCTGAATTCCGGACGCTACCATGCTGATGATCGTTTGAGCGCCTTTGCTGATGCCGGTCACGCCATAGGAAATGTCGGCGACAAAGGTGACTATGCCCGTCGTCGTATCGACAGCCCAGTCAGCGGATCGAATTTCAGTCGCGCCAATGGCGACGCGAACTGTTCCGGCGACCGGCTTTCGGATATTGCGATAGGCATATCCGGCAGCACTGGCAGGCTGATCGGTGCCGTAATATTTTCGTAGCTGGTACACCCCGGCGGCGACCGGACCCATGGGCTGATCAAATGGCGTCGGCACGCCGATCCGGCCATTGCTTGACCATTCGTCATGACAGCGCACGCGGAATCCGGCGTATTTTCCATGGGCGCGGTGATAGATGGCTTGCAGATCGCGATAGGTCGTTTCGTTGTCGAGCATAAACGACACATCGAACCTCCGAACCGGGAATGGGTGCACCAGGCGCGGATATTCCTGCCCGCCTGACGTGACCGAAATATCGACCGCGTAATCGTCAACATAGCTGGCGCCCATACGAACCAGCCCACTGAGGCGCTCTTCCAGAAAATCAGGCATAGCGCTGCGCTCCGTTCATGGCACCGATGGCAGACCGGGCGCCGGCGGCCGCGCTGCGGCGGATTTCGGCTTTATCGCCGGTGCTGGAATTGACGTTGATCACAATCGGGCGACCACCGCCACCGCCCTGCATGGCGACCGGAATGCGCCGGCCATCGGGCAGCGGCACGTAAGCCTCCGGCTTGCTACCTTCGCCGAACATGGCGAGTTGCGGCGAGCTGGCGATGCCGCCGCCGGCGTATTTGCGCAGCGGCACCGGGCCGCCGCTGGTCATGATGCCGCCGTCGGCGAAGAATGAACCGACCCAGGTGGCGGCCTTGCCAACCATGCCCCAGGTTCCTTCGCCGCCACCAGCGGTGGCTTGACCCATGGTACCGAACAGGTTTTTCATGATCGCTGCCGCGGCGGCTTCAGCTGCCATGCGCTGCAGCATTTGGCCGAACTGGCTGGCCATGTCCTTGGTGCCGTTGGCGAATGGGTCAAAAATGAAATCGGCGAGCGATGACTGCATATTACGGGCGGCAGACTTTGTGAATTCTTCAAGTTCTGCGACGCCCTTTTTGGCATCATCATTGCCCTTTAGGTTGAGTCTGGCAGTGGCGGCTTCGGTGTATTGCTGCTCGCTGATAATGCCCTTTTCGAGCGCTTCGACGAGCAGCAGCATGTCGCTGCGCGCTTTTTCTATGCCGGCCGATTCGGTGTCGGCCAGCATGTCATTCAGGCGCTTGGTGCTGTCGGCAGCTTGTTCGGCAGCATAGGCAGCCTCGAACTGCGCTACGGCAGTCAGTTTCCAGGCGTCGGGCATGCTGGCCCATTCGGCGCTGGTCATCAGGTCGTAGAGCGTTTTTTGCGACTTGGTCAGATCAAGCTGGGCAGCGTCGGCATCGCCGGTCAGCTTGGCGAGCGATTCCATGGCTTTGCCGTAAGCGGTGGCTTCGGCGGTGGCTTCGGCGATTTCCTTGGCGGCTGCCTTGCCTTTTCCTTTGCCTTCGCCGGTTGGCGTGCGGGTGATGGCCTGTTTGCCTCCGCCCGAACTCCGGCCACGGCCTTCGTTGCCGTAGTTGCCGTCGGCGCCGTCGAGCGCCTCGGCGCGTTGCAGTGCCTTGAAGTATTCGCGGCGGCGGGTCAGGCGGCCGATCTCGGCTTCCATGTCGCCGGTATCAATGCTGCCACCGTCCTGCCTGTTGGCGGCCATCGCGGCATTGCGCGAGGCGGTGAGCTTGTCGATGTCTTCGGTCAGGCTCTTGATCTGTTCGCCGGCTGACTTGCCGGGATTGGACAGGCCGATGCCAATCAGCGACTCCCAAAAACCCATGCCGGCAGACTTGGCGGCGAGGAATTCGGTGGCGAGTTTATTGAGGCTCGGCAGCAGTTCGCCGGCGATGGATTTGGCGACTGACCCAGACAGCACGGACAGCTTGTCCATGTTGTCGTTGAACTCGGCTGCTTGTTTGGCCAGCTTGCCGTCGATGATGCCGCCCAGGCTGGCGGCTTCTTCGCGCATGGCTTTGAGGCCGGCAGCGCCGCTGTTGAGGATGGGCACCATCTTGGCGCCGGACTTGCCGAAGGCGTCGACGGCGAGGGCTGTCTTGCCGGCGCCGTCTTCGAACTGGCTGAACTGCTCGGCCATTTCGGCGAACACGGCGTCGGCGCTTTTCAGCTTGCCGCTGGCGTCGGTAACCTTGATGCCCATGTCGGCGAACAGGGCGCCGGATTCTTTGCCGCCGGCGGCGGCGTCCTGCATCTTGCTCGATAGCTTGGCGAGCGCGGCGGTCATGTCGTCGAACTCGACGCCGTTCATCTTGCCGGCGAAGTTGAGCGCGCTGAGGTCTTCGACGGAAATGCCGAGGCGCTCGGAGGCGTCGTTCAGCTTGTCCAGGCTATCGATGGCGCCGGTGATGGCGGCGGTGAAGCCGGCGCCGAGCAGGCCGGTGGCCAGGCCGCCGGCAATGCCCCCGGAGAAGGCCGAGAACAGGGATTCGGATTTGCTTTTGAGCTGGCCGAGACCATTGCCGACCGACGCGAAGGCGGCTTGCGTCTTGTCGCTGGCGGTGAGCGTGAAACTGACGTTGGTGTTGCTCACAGGTTGTCCCGTATGGTCATCAGGTCATTGATCAGCATCTCGACATCCTTTACGCCGAGCAGGGCGGCTACCATGTCCAGCCCTTCCCAGTCCAGCGCGTTTCCCAACATTTTCCAGGCCCGAATGGCGATGTGAAATTCCTGCGGCGGCGGCGGCGGTGGTGGCGCCGGCCGCTGGCAGATCGACAACCAGGCCGCTAGACGTTTCCCCGTTCATCGAGGCTCGCTTCGTGCGCCTTGTAGGCCGCGATGACGCCTTCGATCAGCGGTTGCCAGGTGGCCGGGTGATCCTTGACCCAGGTGGCGAAAACGTCGGCATGGAAGGCGACCGGCTCGGGGTCGCCACCGGGCAGCAGATCGGCCTCGGTGAAGTCCCAACCAACGACGAACTGCGCTGCCCATTCGATATCCATGCGCTGGCCGGCGCCTTGCGCGGCGGAGACATCCCACGGCGTTGGCCGTTGCAGGGTGACGCTGTGTTTGCCGAGCGGCAACGCCGACTGGCGTGCCGCGGCAAACTTGGCGAGGTTGATTTCGCGCATGGTCAGGCGGCGCAGATGGTGAGGCCGCCGAGCATGGTGATCTTGGCCGGGCTGGTGGTGACGCCCTGCTTGCCGCCACCCGGGGCGCCGGTATAGCCGACGGTGCCGTACCACATCGTAAATGCGCCGTCCGGCCACAGAACCTTGAAGCCCTTGTTGGCGCGGGTCTTGAACGCGGCAATCATCGCCTGTTGGGCGCTTGATGCCGGGTCCCACTGCATGGTCATATCTGCAGATTGCGCCGTAGCGCCGACGACGATCTGTGTGTCTTGCGTGTCGTTGACCGTGGTGGTGTCTTGTACCTTGATTTCACCGCCGGCGAAGTTGAAGTCCTGGACGCCGGTGATCGAAGTTCCGAGCGTGACCTTTTTGGCGGTTCCGCTGGTAAAGGTCGAGAACAGTGTCGTATCAATGCCGGTCGTGCCATTGACGTCGGCGACCTGGAACGTGTCGGTGGCGGTGCTGACCACTTTGCACAGGTAGCCATGCAGCTCGACCATGCCCTGAATTTCGAGCAGGACGTTGTCGCCATTGGCGAAGCCATGCGCCGTCGAACTGATGACGCCGGGCGCAGCCTTGGTGATGCCGGAAATGGTTTTTGCTGCGGCAATGGCCGACTCCATGTAGAGCTTGAGGCCGGAATTGGTGTGAATGGTCATTGATGGCTCCTAGAGGGCGACGGCCGGGTTGGTGCCGGCTATGAAATATGTGATCGGGTAGGTGATGCGATTCAGCCCACAGGGCTTTTCGAGGCTGTCGTCGACGTCCGGCTCGATACGCGGGGCGCCGAGCTGCTTGACGCGCCCGCCAAACGTGCGGTCGGGCGTGGTGGCGAGCTGCGTCTGCACTTCGAGCGCGATCTGGTCGAGGATGTCTTCCATATCGCCGCCGTCTTTGGCATAGGCTTCGATGACGAGGTCAGCGCTGCGCTGCTCGACAAGATCATCTGTGGCGTTGAGAAGCTCGCCGTTGTCGTCGCCGATCCAGACTTTGAGGAATGGCGGCACGGCAGTCGCCGGGCGGGTGCGCTGGCCAAATACGGCAGCGCCCGTCGTGGCCAGCCCGTCCAGGCGGGCGACGAAGGCGTCGCGGATCTGGGTGCGAACGTGGCTCATGCTTTGTCCAGCCGCAATTGCGTGACGCCGGTGCCGTCCGGCTCGACGCCGGTGACGGTGTAGGACGCGGCGGAAATGATGACGGTGTCGCCACAGGCGACCGGGACGGCGGACAACAGGTGCAGCACCGGGCTGCTGCCGTCGACCATGCCGTTGAAAGCGGCCGCGAAGCCGTTGTCGAAGATCCCGCGCGCCGGCAGGCCGTTGACGGTGATGTCAATGGCGAAGTCGGTGAAGAAGGCGGGATCGGCGAAGTTCATTTCTTGGCGGGCTTCTTGGGCTTGGCTTCGGCTGGCTTGTCGGCTGCTTCGACCTTTTGGGCGCGGCGCAGGCCGATGACGTAGGCGGCATCGGCGACCGGCAGGTCGATGACGTCGCCGGGCTCGACACGCTTGCCGTGGGCCATGAAGGCTTCGATGACGATGATTTCCATGATCGGTAGCGGGCGAGGCCGAGGCCCCGCCCTGTCCTATCAGGTAATCGAGGTGGCGACGGAGAAGGCGCCCGGCACACGAACACCCACGTCGCAGGTATAGAAGGCGCGGATGCCCTGGATGCCGGCGGTGAAGTTGGCGTAGGGATTTACGTCGATTTCAAGGACGCCCCATTCAGCCAGAATGGCCTGGCTGAAGTCGCCGAAGATCATGCTGGCGGCGGCGATGTTGGTCGAGGTGTGGGCCTGGTAGCCTTCGACCGTGCCGTCGAGGATGTTGCCTTGCCACAGCGTGACCGAGTCAGTCGAGGCGATGCGGGCGCGCTGGGCGAGCAGGCCGGCAACGGCCGGGGTGGTGACGTAGCGGCAGTTGGCATTCAGCGCGTTGGCCGCAGCGACATCGGTCTGGAATTCGATCAGGCCAGCCAGTGCGAGCGAGGTGCCCGTAACCGAACCGACGCCAGCGGTGCCGGTGATGCCGGTCGGCTGACCAGAAGCGCCAGATCCTGCGAAGACGGCCCCGTCAATGGAAACGCCAAGCTGGCCGGCGAGGTCTTCCATCACGAAGGCGTCAGCATCCGGGGTGGATTGCATCATCAATTGACGGGTAACTTCAGTGTAAGCGCCGAGGTTTCTCGGGCGCAACTGGATGATGCCCACGGTCTGTTGCGATTCGGTGATGGCGGTCGATTCAGACGACAGCCAGTAGCCGGTGGCGCCGGCGGTATGCTTGGTGATGTCGGCATTGCCGACCAGACCGGATAGGCGACGAACGCCGAGTTCGTTGGACAGCGTGCGGGCACGCAGCAGGCCGACAAAATCTTGCGGGCGAAGGTTGGTGGCGACCATGTTGCCGCCGTTTGCCGCCGTGGCGACCAGCATGTCACGCTGTTGCACTTCGAGCGGGATGAAGAAGCCTTTTCCAGAACCGGCGCGCTCGACGCCGCGCTGGGAGAGCGCGGATTCGATGGCCTTGGAGGCTTCGCGCTCCAAGCCGGCGTCGGACCAGTCGCCGGTGCTCATGGCACGGATGGCCTTGATGACGCTGAAGCGCTGGGCTTCTTTCTTGCTCATGCCGATTTCCGGCGACCACTGCGTGCCGCGCTTGGCGATCAGGCCATGAATTTCGCTGGTAAAGTCTTCGACCGATTTGCCAGAGCGAATGGCGGCGTTGGCCATCTCTTTGGCGCCGTCGAAATCGGCGAACTGGTCGCCGATTTTGGCGATGTTTTCAATGCGCTGTTGGGCCTTTGAAGCGAAATCGCGCTCCAGGGCGGCAACGTCGACCGGGGTCGGGTTTTCCATTTTGGTTTCCTTAAAATTAATGGGTGCGGGAAGTGCTGCGGGGGGTGCTGTTGCGGCATCGCTTTCGGCCTGACGCCCGATGCCACAATTGACATCGGCTTCAATGGTGCAAAGCGAGTTTTCAAGCGGCTCCCAATCGATGACGCGATAGGTGGCCGGGGTGTCCGCAGCGCGCTCGAACGGTCCCGCTGCGCTATCCAGGGCGCGGCGGAAGGCGGCGAGATCACCGGGCGCATCGCGCTGACAGCGCTCAACGACCCGGCCAAATTGCCGACCGTCCAGGGTTCTTTCGACGGCTCTGCCGTCTTTGCCAGTGGTCTGTTCGATCACCGAGTGAATTTCGTAGCCGACCGAGGATTTTTTCAGGTGAAGGCCATTGACCATGGCGATGGTCTTGCCTTCGTCGGCAGCCCAGGCGATGACGACCGAGCCGCGCACGGCATGGCCGTCAGCAGCTACCGAGCCCGGCACATGATGGCCGCGCAGGTCGTCCCAGTTATGGTTGTAGAGCAGCGGGCCGCCGTCGTTGA